CGGTTTCTCGCACGCTCAGGCAAAGTCGATCGCTTTGCGGGGCTTCAAGGCTGCGGACCCTCGGGATGAGGACGAAGCCGATCTGGCGGCACTTCTGCGCCGCAATATTGCAACCTTGTCCGCGAAAGGGGCATGACATGGCTCTCGACGACGCCAACGAACTGAAGGGTCTCATCGAGACCCAAGGCAAGACCTTCGAGGCCTTCAAGGCCACGATGGAGGAACTGAAGAAGGCCGACGGCCTCACCGAGGAAAAGCTCGCCAAGATCGAGAAGAGCCTCGACGATGCCGTGGAGGCCAAGGCAAAGATCGAGGCCAAGCTCGAAGCCGAGCGCAAAGAGCGGGAAGACCTCGAACTGCGCCTCACCCGCCCGACGTCGAAGGGCAAGCAAGGTGAGGTCGACGAGGTCAAGGCCTTCAACCTGGCACTGCGCGCGTTCGGGAAGCGCGACGAGGTCGACGCCAAGGGCTTTGATGCCTACCGCGAGGGCTTCGCCAACTTCCTGCGCAAGGACGCCCGCCTGCTTGACACTGCCGAGATCAAGGCGATGTCGGTGGGCTCCGACCCCGACGGCGGCTACCTGGTGACCCCGGACATGTCGGGCCGCATCGTGACCAAGGTCTACGAATCCTCGCCCATCCGGCAGATCGCGTCGGTGGCGGTGATCTCAACCGATGCGCTCGAAGGCATCGAGGACACCGACGAGGCCGGGTTCGAATGGGTCGGCGAAACCCAGACCCGCTCGGACACCAGCACGCCGCAGATCGGGAAATGGAGCATCCCGGTGCATGAGCTGTCAGCCATGCCCAAGATGACCCAGAAGCTGCTCGACGACGCGTCCGTCGATGTCGAGGGCTGGCTCTCCGGCAAGGTTGCGGACAAGCTCGCCCGTGCCGAGAACGCTGCCTTCGTCACGGGCAACGGGATCAACAAGCCGCGCGGGTTTGCCGACTACACGACCGCGGCCGACAGCGGGTCCGGGGTTACTTGGGGCACGATCGGCCACGTCATGTCGGGCGCTTCGGCAGACTTCGCCGCCTCGACGCCGGCGGACAAGCTCTTCGACCTGATGGGTCTCGTGAAGGAAGCCTATTTGCCGAATTCCCGGTGGGTGACGCGGCGCTCCGTCATCACGAAGATCCGGAAGTTCAAAGAGTCGACCACGAACGGCTACATCTGGCAACCTGGTCTGCAGGCCGGTGTGCCGGAAAGCCTGTTGGGCTACCCGATCACGCGGGCGGAAGACGTGCCCGCGCTGGCGGCCGACAGCCTGTCGCTCTGGTTCGGCGACTTCCGCGCCGGTTACCAGATCGTCGACCGCACCGGCATTCGCGTGCTGCGCGACCCCTACACCGCCAAGCCCTACGTCGTGTTCTACACGACCAAGCGCGTCGGCGGCGGCGTCGTGAACTTCGAAGCCATCAAGGCGATGAAGTTCAACACCTGAGCCTGACGGCCCCTGAGAAACTGCGGGGCGCGCGTGCGGCGCGCTCCGATCCCCCCTGAACGCTTCTGACACAAGGAACGTCGCAATGCGTGACCTGCACAATTCCATCCGCGTGCTTCGGGCGATCCCGCCCCAGGCCGTCGGCACCACCGGCATCGCCAACGGCTCGCTGTCCGATGTCATCGACCGCAAGGGCTACGAGAGCGTCGAGTTCATCGTGAGCCATGGTTCTGGTGGGACGTCCGTCGCCGACGTGACGTCCGTGATCCTCTACGAAAGCGACAGCGCCACCGCCGCGTCCTTCACCTCGGTGGCGGATGCTGACCTGCTCGGCACGGAAGCCGCGGTAGGCTGCCCGGCCGAGAACCCGCGCACCTCCGGCGTCGGCAAAAACAAGACGGCCAAGCTCGGCTACAAGGGCAACAAGCGCTATTTGCGGATGCGCATCTACGGTACCGGCACCGCCACAAGCGTTGTGTCCGCGCAGGCTGTCCTGTCCCACGCTTCGCGCCGGCCGACCGCCTGATGCACGTCGCGATTATAGGCCTCGGCCCATCGGCCGGGGCTTTCTTCGATCTGGTCAAGCGGCTGGGTGGTTCCTCTGCTTGGTGCGACGAGGTCTGGGGCATCAACGCCATGGGCGACACTCTGCGCTGTGACCGCGTCTTCCATATGGACGACATGCGTGTTCAGGAGGCGCGCGCCGCGGCAAACCCGAACGGCAATATCGCGGCCATGGTCAGGTGGCTGCAGAAGCATCCCGGTCCTGTCATTACCTCGGTGCCGCGTTATCCGGGGCATGAAGCCTTTCCGCTCGAAGCGGTTCTGAACGCCGGGTACGAGACCGGCGGAGCACCTTACTTCAACTCGACCGCCGCTTACGCTGTGGCCTATGCCATCCACATCGGTGTCTCGCGCATCTCGCTGTTCGGCATCGACTATACTCTCCCGAACCGCCACGAGGCTGAGCAGGGCCGGGCCTGCGTCGAGTTCTGGCTTGGCATCGCTGCCGCGCGCGGCATCGAGATCACGGTGCCCGAGCAGTCTTCACTGCTCGACGCATGCGCACCAGATGCCGAGCGTCTCTATGGCTACGACTGTGTCGACGTCACGCTCCGCGACGAAGGCGGCAAGCTGACGGTGGTTATGGCAGAGCGTGAAACGCCGGACGCTGCGGAGATCGAACGCCGCTACGATCACAACAAGCACCCCAACCGACTGGTGAGTGGAGATTGATGATGCTGTCTCCCGTGCTGACAGTGGCACCCGCGACGACGCCAGTGACACTGCCAGAAGCCAAGGCGCACCTGCGCGTTCTGCACGACGACGACGACGACCTGATCGTGTCGCTGATCGAAACCGCCACCGCCTATCTTGACGGGTGGTCAGGCGTGCTCGGCCGGGCAATCATGACGCAGACATGGAGGCAAAACTTTTCTGCCTTCGGCGAGGCAATGCGGTTGGCACTCGGCCCGGTGGCTAGCGTCACCAGCATCACCTACTTCGACGGCAGCAACGTCAGCCGGACCTTGGCGACTTCAGTCTATGCGCTCTTTACCGATGCGCGGGGTTCGTATGTTGCCTTGAAGCCGGATCAGACTTGGCCGGCGACTTATGGAAGAGAAGACGCGGTCAGCATCACATTCGCCGCTGGTGCAGACGCCGCACCCGCCCCCATCAAGACCGCCATCCTGATCCACGTTGCTCACCTCTACATGCATCGTGGCGCTGTCGGTGATCAGACATCGACTCTGCCGCTATCGCACCAGGCGCTGATCGCGCCGCACCGGAAGGTCGGTGTCTGAAATGGACGCCGGGCACCTCGACGAGCGCATCTTCCTGCAGAAGCCGACCGCCACGTCTGACGGCATGGGCGGCACCGAGGCGGGCTGGGAGGATGTATTCGAGACGCGTGCGCACTTCCGCTACCTGCGCGGCGGCGAGAGCGTCCTTGCCGGGCGCCTGCAGGGCCGCCTGACCATCGTCGCGACCATCCCGTCGCACACCGCCGCGCGGCAGGTGACGCCTGACTGGCGCATCCGCGATGCGCGCGAGGGCACGATCTACAACGTCCGCTCGATCATCCCGTCCGATGACCGGGCCTTCCTCGAACTGACGGCCGAAAGCGGTGTTGCGACATGAGCGCGAGCGCCGACCTGCAGAAACTCATCTTCGACCGGCTCGTCGCAGATACCGGCGTGCATGCGATCGTGGCAGACCGGATCGCTGACAACCGTCCGTCAAACATGGAATTTCCATGCGTGACCTTCGGCCCGTCCGATGTCGTCGAGGATGACGCTGAGTGCATTACGGGCCGCGTCGAGACGATCCAGCTCGATTGCTGGGCGCGGGACAATGCCCGGATCAACGTGGTCAAGCCACTGGTCGACGCGGTGAAGGATGCGCTGCACCTCTACCACGTCAACCCGCCGAATTCGGCGCTGGTCGAGCTGCGCGTCACAGCGTGGCGGACGTTCATGGACCCCGACGGCCTGACCGCGCATGGCGTCGTGACCGTCCAGGCGATCATGGAAGAGTAATGGTCGAAGGCACAGAGCGACTGCGCGCCCGCTTCAAAGCGGTGCCGCAGAAGATCATTGATGAAGTGGCAAACGCTCTAGAGGCCGAGGCGATCAAGATCGTGGCCGAGATGAAGCGACTTGTTCCGGTCGGCAACTATTCGGGTGGCGGTGCCCTGAGAGACAGCATCGGCTGGACGTGGGGCGATGCACCGAAAGGCAGTATCTCTGTCGGTAAGGTGCGCAATGCATCTGACAAGTTTGGGCGGATCAACATCACGATCTATGCAGGGACGCGGGACAAGAGCCTTGGCAATGCCGATGCCTTCTATGCCCGCTTCCAAGAGTTCGGGACAATCAAAATGGCCGCCAATCCCTTCTTCTTTCCGGCTTGGAGGGCCAACAGGACAAGAGCGCGCAGGGCGGCGAAACGGGCGATCAGTAAGGCGATCAAGAGAGCCTAGTCCCCTGCCGCCTCGGCTTCGGCAGCGGCAGCCGCCTCGGCCTCTCTATCTGCCTCAAGGAGCTCTGCCGTTGCGAGAGCAGCGGCGGCAGCGGTTATTGCTTCTTCTTCTGCTTGTCGAGCTGCTCTCTCTGCGGAACGGGCGATCATAGCAGCTTCCGCTTCTCTTGCAGCCTCATAGAATGCAGCCTCTGCGGCGGCGGCAGCAGCTTCTTTCTGTGCCTCGGCGACAACGGCATCCATGACGCCGGCCTCGGTGAGAGGGAGACAAAGAATCTCGGCGCGACTGAGTGCGTCAACCCGGGCAAGTCGCTCGGCGGCATACTCGCAGGCCCCTTGGTCATCAAAGCGCTGCAAAACTACGTCCGGCGCTTCGCCGACGGGCGAAGGAAACACTGCCCAAAGAATGAAGGGGACAACGTCCATGAGGGCTCTCTTTCATCGTGAGTTCAATTGGGTCCGACCGGGCAACCGGGTGAGCTTCTGCGTCACGCCGAAGAGCGAGCCGCAGACACTACCACAAGATGTAATCGCCGCCGCTGTCGCGCAAGGCGCTGCAACCATAGTTCCGCCCCGGCGGACTCATCCCAAGTCACCTCAACCGGGCTGAGTGCCCATCTTGAAGGAGCAAGGCAATGGCCCTCGCCACCACCGCCAAGTTCAGCGAAATGGCGCTGCACATCGAAACCGGCACGCCCGGCCCCTATGCCGCCGTGTGCGGTCTCGTTGGTGTCGAATTCACAATCAGCAACGAGACGGCCGACTCGCAGATCCCCGACTGCGGCGACGAAAGCCTGCCGCACGAAATCATCCGCGAGACCGTCTCGACGGACTGGTCCGCGTCGGCGACCGGTGTTTGGGCTTCGGAGTCTCATGAGGCGATGCTGCAGTGGGCCCTGACCGGCGCGACGAAGAACGTGCGGATCATCTACAGCAAAGCCGCTGTCGGTGACGTGGTGTTCGTCACCGGACCCGCAATCTTGACCTCGTTGAGCCACGCGCGAGAGAAGGGCCAGCGGATCACCGCGGCGATCCAGCTCGTCAAGGCTGGCGCCGTCACGACGACCGATCAGGCTTCCTGATGAAGATTTCCATCACCTGGCCCGGTGGCGAGCATGATTTCCTGCTCGGCATCGGGGAGTTGCGGGCGCTGCAATCTGCCTGCGATGCCGGTCCAGAGCAGATCTTCCGGAGGCTCGGCGGCGACGATTGGCGCGTGGATGACGTACTGCAGACACTTCGCCTTGGCCTGATTGGCGCCGGGATGGACGCGAAGAAGGCGGCCAGTCTCGTGACCCGAATGTACGAGAGCCATCCCAAGAAGATGTTCAACGCGCCTGCGCGGCTGGTTCTCATGGCATCGCTCGTCGGTGATCCGGATGACCCCTTGGGGGAGGCGAAGGGGGAACCGACCCCCCCGGAAAATGGCGGTTCAGCACCATCTACGGAGCCGGAGCCAGCCTAGGTTTCAGCCCGGTCGAGATCGACAAAATGACGATGTGGCAGTTTGCGGCGGCGGTCGCGGGCTGGCGAAAGGCACACGGGCAGGGCCCGAATGGTGGCGGGGACATCAGCGATGATCGCCTGCGCGAAATGGGCATCCAGGGGTTTCACTGATGGCTGAAGGCACCGAGGCTGACCTCATCGTTCAGCTTGGCATGACGATGACCAAGATGAACAGGCAGCTTGCGCAGGCAGAGGCTCGATTTAACCGAACGGCGACGAAGATCGAACGCGACTTCAATCGCACGAACCAGCGGGCCATCGACACCACTGCAACGGCAGTCACCAAGATGCAGGGGGCCTTATCAAAACTTGGCGCTGTTGCCGGGACCGGGTTGGGCGTCGTCATCGGGCAGGGGCTGATGCAAATCTCAGCCAATGCTGGCAAGGCCATCAAGGCGCTGGCAGACCTCGCCGACCAGGCAGACCGCGTGGGCGCGAGCGTCGAAGAGTTCCAGGCACTGCAGTTCGGGTTCCAACTTGCGGGGGTGGAGAACGCCGATTTCGTCAAGGCGATGGAGACCTTCACACAGCGCCTTGGCGAGGCCGCCGAGGGCACAGGTGAGCTTGAGGATAGGCTTCGTGCCGCTGGTATCCGCATCAGGGATGCACAAGGCGAAATCCGGCCAGTGACTGAGTTGCTGCGTGAGTATGCGACGGCGATCCAGGGCGCTGGCGGCGAGACGACACAGATGGCCATGCTCAACGATGCCTTCGGGCGCAGCGGGCGTGATCTGGCACTGGCCATGCGGGACGGTGCAGCGGGAATTGATGAGATGGTTTCGTCGGCCCGTGATGCCGGTCTCGTCGTAGAAGAGGAAATCGTCCGACGCGCGGCCGACCTCGATGACCGCCTCGATATCGTGACGCAGAAGGCAAAGGTCTTCATGCAGACCCTTGCCGTCTATGGCGGCGAGTCGGCGATGGGCTTGGCCTTGATGGTCGAGGACATCCGGAACATCGGGGCCGAAGTCACGAACCTGCAAGCCATCCTCGAACAGAACGGCGCGGCGGCGCAGATCCTCGGAGTGGAGATCGTAGACGCACTGACGGCGGCCGGTGATGCTACCGACGAGCAAGCTGTCGCGGCACAACAGTTGATCGGAATCTACACAGCGCTGTCAGGTCAGGCGACGATGTTCGCGGCTGATATGGACCTTGCGGCACAACGCGCCGATGCCATGGGTAGAACTGCAGCGGCCGACGCCTTTCGCTCTATCGCCGATGCGTTGCGTGCGGCGGATGAGGCGTTCATTTCCGGCGAGATGTCCGCCGAGGATTTCAACCAAAGACTGACAGATATGGTCGCACTGGCTGGCCAAGTACTGGCACCGCTTCAAAGTATCGAGGGGGCCAACTTTGACAGTGCTGCAGCGTCGGTTGCGCGTTTCGCAATGGCGCTGTTCGACGCCGCGGTGCAGGCGGCAACCCTCCGCGAAAACCTGCCTACCTACACTCCAACCATGCCGACGGGCGGGCCCGGGACGTTCCCGGTAAACGACAATACCGGCAACTTCAATGGTGCCAGCCCCAATGCGCCAAGCACATCACTGCGCCCTGCAACCAGGCCGGGCGACATCGACTTCGGTTACACTCCCGCCACCGGCGGCGGTTCACCCGCTGGCGGCGGCAGCACCACGCCAACCGAACCAGAATACTGGGATGAGCTGATCGCATCGGTGCGCGAAGCCGAGCAGGTCTGGGAAGACTACAACGAGACCATCAAGAGCGGCACGGACGCAGCGACGGACTTCTTCATGTCTATCCTCGACGGGTCCAAGAGCGCCAAGGAAGCCGTCGCTGACCTGCTGATGCAGATGGCGAAGGTGCAAATGATGCGCGGCATGACTACCCTCGCGGGCACTGGCGGCACAGCGGGTGCCATCTTTGGCGCGCTGGGGGATGCCCTGTCGTTCGACGGCGGCGGCTACACAGGCAGCGGATCGCGCTCGGGCGGCGTCGACGGCAAGGGAGGCTTCCCGGCGATCCTGCACCCCAACGAAACCGTCATCGACCACACCAAGAGCGGATCGGGGGGCAGCGGCATGATTGAGATCGTCGTCAGCTCCGACACCGGCTCCATCGTCCAGATCGCGCGCAACACGACGGGCCTCATGATCCGCCAGGCGCGGGCCGGGATTGTCGGTGATGCCGTTGCCGCCAGCGGCAAGGCCATGCGCGCCACCAAGAGTTTCGGGAACACACGCTGATGCCAGCCACCGTCTATGTCTTTCCGCCCGTCGGCCTCGTCGGTCGGGAATGGGACCACGTCGCCCCCATCGGCGAAAGCGTGTCGATGATCACGGGCAAGCGCTATGTCTCGGCCGCCAAGCCTGAGCGCCGGGTCGCGCAGGTCGTCGCCTCGGCGCGGTCATGCGATCGCAACGGCGCTGGCTACATGCTTATGCTCAAGCGTCTGCTTCAGGGCGGCGAAAACCTGATCCGCCTGCGGTCGCAACTGATCCAGCGCACCACGAACACGGCAGCGTTCGAGGCCTCGCGGGGTTCGATCCCGCTTGATTGGCTCGACAGCAGCATCTCGCTACTCTGGACGATGCCGACGACCGAACTGCTCTGGTATGACGGCACGCTAATCGACGGCACCCTGACGACAAGCCGCGGTTTCCCCGCCATCGCCTGCACCGGCTTTCCTCCCCTGACCCTTGTCGCCCGCCCTGGCGAGTATCTGACGGTCTATGAAGACGAAGACGACGCCACGGGCAGCACCGCGCAAATCCTCGCTCCGGCAACCTCCGACGGGGCGGGCGCTGTAACGATCCGGCTTTATTCCGCGCTCGCCTATGGCGGCCGCGTGCGCGTAGGCACCCGACCGAGTGCAGTCTTCCGGGCGGTTGGCGAGTTGCCATCGGCCCTGATCCCGAATTTTGGCGATTGGTCTTACGGCTGGCAGCTCGAAGAGGTGTTTTCCGACGAGGTTGGCGGGTTCACCGAGGAAGACGACTGGTACATTCCGACGGGGCCGACGCTGTGAACCTCAATCGCGGAATCGGCTCAACCCTACTGACCGAACTGGCAAAGCCCGTGTTTCACCCGGTCACGTTGGTCAACCTTGATTGGCCTTCGGGAGAGGTCTGGTTCCACGGGGGACGGGGCAACATCACCTGGTCCAGCGAAACATGGGCAGGCGTGGGCGACTTCGCGGCGATCAAGGCCCCCGAGGAAGCCGTTGGGCTGGTGCCTGGCGAATGTGTCCTGACCATCATTGGCACGCTTTCGGCCCTGCTCGATGTGCTGGACGCCAACGTCAAGAACCGGCGCGCCGCGATCTACTTCGGCTGCGTCACGACGCGGGCGGGCAACACGCTGGTCGGCACGCCGTTTGAGGCGTTTGCGGGCTACATGGACGGCACGATCATGCCCTATGGCGAGGGTGATGGCGGGAATGTGACATATGCCCTCGACCTGTACCTCAGCTCTGGCCCCGGCGCGCGGATCGGGGCGTCGATCACCCATAGCTTTGAAGACCAGAAAGCGGCCTATCCGACCGACACGGCGGGGCGGCACACGCAATTCGCGGTTCCTGGCATCCGGAGCATCACATGGCCGGAGTGATCGCAGATGTCGCAGGCGCTGCGGTACTGCGCGAGGTGCAGCGTGTCATGTTCCGGCCGTGGGACTGGTCGCAGGACTGGCACTGCCTCGGCGATGCGGCAGACGTGTTCCGTGCGCTGTGGGGCGTCGATCCTATCGCGACCGTGCGGGGGCTGGCGACGACTGAGAGAGAGGCGTCTCGCATCGTCGACGCAGCTGGCGGGCTGGATCCCTTTGCGGCCCGTGCATTCGAGGCAGCAGGACTCGTGCGCGTCGCCTGTCGCGCTGGTGCCATCGGCGTTGGGCTGTCGAATGGTGGCACATTCGGCGGCCGTGTCGCGATGATCTGCATCGCGCCGGGTACATGGGTCGCGAAGACGGCAGGCGGGTTCGGCAACGTCCAGTGGTGGGGAGAGGGGTGGATATGCCGCAGCTGATCGTTACCGCTGCCGCCTCGGCCCTTTCGATTCAGGCTGGCACGCTTGCCTACGCCGCCCTCGAAATCGGCGCGTCTCTGCTATTGTCCGCCGCCGCCTCTGCCCTGGTTGCCAGCGCATCCAGCAAGTCGCAGCCTGAACTCAAGCGCGACCTGTCCATCCCAACGGAGAAGCCGCCATACCGCTTTGTGTATGGGCGCGACCTCGCCGTCGGCACCCCTGCCCCGGTGCGTGTGCGGGGCGAATACATGGTCGGGTGCTGGATACTGAACAGCCGCCCGTCGGCGCTGACAAACCTCACGCTCTACCTCGACAAGCGCCCGGTGACGCTGACCGGCGATGCGTTCGATTTCACCTCCGGCGGCGGCGCAACTGGCACAACTTTCCCTTTCAAGGGCCGTGACGGCACGACGGACGTACTGTGGGTCTGGTTCGGCGATGGGTCACAGACCACGGTGCCGCACAAGATCCGCACCGAATACCCCTGGGCCTCCGGCGCGGACGGCGAACTGTTCAAGACCACCGATGTCTGGCGGGGCCGGACGGTCATGTGGGCCATCATGCGCGCTGGCGGGGATGCCGACCGGCAGGAACGCTGGCCATCCGTCCCTCCACTGGTGGAAGTGCTGGCCGACTGGTCGAAGGTCTGGGACCCGCGCGATAATGCGCAAGACGAAGACGACCCGGACACCTGGGAGTATTCCGCCAACCATGCGCTCTGCATTCTCGATGCGCTAAGGCAGAATCCGGTGCGGCCGTACAGCCTCGACAACATTTTGCTGCAATCTTTCGAAGATGCCGCTGACATAGCCGATGAAGCGGTGCCGCTGAAAGCCGGAGGCAACGAGCCGCGCTATACCGTGACGGGGACTGTGGTCTGGCAGGCGGCCGAGATCGAGGACCAGCTCATGCCGCTCTATCTCGCAGGTGCGGCGCGGCCGATCCGCGTTGGTGGACGACTGGGGATTGTCCCGGGCGCATACATGACGCCCGCGCTAACGATCACCGACCTGCTCGAAGGCGGGATAGAGCTGACCGGCACACAGCCGGGCGATCTCGCGAACACGCTGCGCACCAGCTACACCAGCGCCTCGCGCCTGGGCGAAGATGCCGAGCTTGAGCCCTACCTCATCCCCGGCGCGCTCGCCAACGACGGCGGCGTGCCGCTGGTGCAAGACCTCGATCTGCGCTTTGCGGGATCACCGACACAGGCGCAGCGCGTCCAGCGGATCGAAGGACTGATGCTTCGCCGTCAGCGCCGGATCACCGCCGTCGCACCTCCCGCCGCGGTCAACCTGGTGGCCGGTTCCAACTTCACGCTGGACCTGCCGTCGCCTTGGGGACCCATCGACGGCGTCTATCGGATAGAGCGCATCCACCCGGCACTCGATCCGGCGGGCGAGGGGGGCGTCGCGCTTCGGTGCCCCTTCACCGCAGTCCGTTGGTCGTCGGACATCTATGCCTGGGACCAAGATGTGCATGAGCAGGATGTAATCGACGAAGGGTTTGACGGCTCGATCTCCGAGGTGAAGAAACCGACGTCGGGCTCCGCGACGGGCGGCGCAAACCAAATCACGGCGCAATGGACCATGCCAGCGTCTGGCTCCTACTCGGCAAT